CGAGCCGGTAAGACTTATGCATCCTGCTATTATCTCATCGAAACATGCATGAAATATGCAGAGTCCACCTGCGCATATATTGCCCTGACCCGTTCGAGCGCCAAAAAGCTTATGTGGGCAGAGTTGCAGCGTGCAAACCGCAAATATTACCTAAATATCCACTTCAACAACTCCGAATTGACCGCAACCTTCCCAAACCATAGTCAAATCATTCTCACCGGTGCCAATGACGAGGCGGATATCGATAAATTACGGGGTCTAAAGTATCAGTTGGTTATTCTCGATGAGGCTGGGTCTTTTGGTCGGCACATCGATGCACTGGTCGAAGAAGTACTCGAACCAGCGTTAATTGACTGCGATGGCACTTTGGCAATGATTGGTACGCCAACAGCGGCGTGTAGTGGGTTCTTTTATGAAGCATCGACAGGACTTCGGCCCGGATTCAGTCAACATCACTGGACCATTCTCGATAACTCATACATCCCACACGCTGGAGAGTACCTCGACAAGAAAAAGTACTCAAAAGGCTGGGGTGACGACAATCCAGTATATCTCCGAGAGTGGTGCGGACGTTGGGTTAGGTCAGACGATTCGCTTGTGTACCGATATCACTCCCACAACATTGTTGACGGCCTCCCCGACGACTTTGATTTCGAATACATCCTTGGGGTCGACCTTGGATACCACGATGCGACTGCCTTCGTCGTTATGGCTTATAGTCGAGACCTACCGAATGTCTTTATCGTCGACTGCCAAAAGCAGTCCAAGATGCTGCCAACCGACATTGCAGAGCGAATCGGTGATCTTGCCGACGAATACGACTTTACCAAAATCGTCGCCGACACCGGCGGACTGGGTAAGTCTATTGTTGAAGAGTTTAAAGTTCGCTACGGGCTCCCTATTTACCCGGCAGAAAAAACCAAAAAGATGAGTTACATCGATATGATGAACTCTGACCTGGCCGATGGCATCCTCAAGGTACTACAGGGGTCTGACATTTTAGACGAGTGGCAAAACCTTCAATGGGATGAAGACCATCGCAAAGAAGACGGACGCTTTGAAAACCACCTCGCTGATGCTGCGCTTTACGCCTGGCGAGAGTGTAGGCACTATAGATATGAGGCACCAGTAGAAGCTCCGAAATACGGAACCCCAGAGTACTGGGAGATGATTGAAGAACAGCACTGGGCAAGCACAGCGAAGAACTTAGACCGCAACGAGTCAGAAAGATGGTGGGCTGCGGGTACATCGATTGAGAGGCTACAATGATTGGCAAAAGCGCATATATGGATCAAAGGTTTTGGTGGGATTCGTCTGAAGAAAAGCCTGAAGAGTTAATCTATTCGTTGCTTAGTGACCTTGAGAATCGAATTGAGGCACGGGCCGACCACGACGTACTGCATTTGTCTCTTTTTGAGAATTACCACAACAATGCCCTTAATCCCGCAGGGTATAAGACTGGAACAATTTTAAATGATGAGCGCGTTACCTTTAATGTTATTGCGTCTTGCTGCAATACGGTAACTGCTAAGATTGGCAAAACGAGACCGCGCCCAATATTTTTGACCAGCGGCGGCGACTATTCTTTGCAAAAGAAAGCAAAGCTTTTGACTAAGTTTGTCGATGGTATGTTTTACCAGGTCGATCTCTACAATGTGATGCAGCGAGTGTTTCTTGATAGCTGCGTCTTTGGCACTGGCGTTCTTAAAGTGTTTATTGAGGACGATGAAGTCAAGGTCGAGCGCATCTTCCCTAGTGAGCTTATTGTTGATGAGTACGAGGCTCGCTATGGTGACCCTCGCTCAATGTTCCAGCGTAAAGTTATGCCGCGCGAAGTTGTAATGGGTCTATTTCCCAATCATCGCGAGGAGATTGCAGCGGCAGAAACGTGCGATCCAGAGGACCGAAGCTACAACACTGGCGATATGATTGAAGTCATCGAAGCTTGGCACATTCCATCAGCCAAGGGCGTTGATGACGGTCGGCATGTGATTTGCGTTGATAACGCTACGCTATTCGATGAAAAGTATGAGAAGGACTACTTTCCATTTGTGACCCTTCGTTGGTCGCGCCGTATGCTTGGATACTATGGCCAGGGGCTAGCTGAGCAGCTTCGCGGTATCCAGGCAGAAATCAACCAGCTACTTCTTAATATCCAAGAGCAGATGAATCTTGCGACTCCGAAGGTGTTCTTGGAGCGCGGTTCACAGGTAGCCAAAGAGCAGATTAACAATCAGACTTGGGGCATCATCGAATACGAAGGTCAGCCACCGCGTTTCTTCGTGCCTCAGACTGTAGCGGGCGAAGTGTTTAGTCACCTCGATCGGCTTTACAACAGAGCCTATGAGATTTCTGGCATCAGTCAGCTATCTGCGACAAGTCTCAAGCCTGCGGGCCTAGAGTCTGGTGTTGCTTTGCGTGAGTACAGCGATATCGAAACCGAGCGTTTTGTGATTGTTGGTCAAGCTTATGAGTCGGCATTCCTAGAGGTTGCGCGTCAGATGATCGACCTAGCCAAAGACGTATCTGAAGAAGGTAAGACTTACGAAGTTATTTCGTACGGCGATAAGGACATTGAGAAAATTAAATGGTCTGATATTAACCTGCGTGAAGACCAGTATCGGATGAAAGTTTATCCGGCGAGTCTCTTACCTACCACTCCAGCCGCACGTTTGCAGACTGTCATTGAGATGGCGCAGGCAGGTTTGATTGATAAGACGGAGACTCGCAGTCTTCTGGACTTCCCTGACATCGAGCAGTTTAACAAGTTGGCGACAGCACCAATGGAAGAGGCAGAAATGCTCGTCGAAGAGATCTTGGAAAAGGGCAAGTACTATCCACCCGAGCCTTTCTCAAACCTTCAGCTTCATCTACAGTACTTTCAGCGGGCATATATCGAGGCCAAGATTAACGGTGCCCCTGAAGACCGTTTGGATTTAATGCGTCGTTATATGCAGGAGTGCTTTAAGTTGCTCCAGCCACCGGCACCCCCAGTCGCTGCCATGCCTGGAGGGCCAACCCCAGTTGCCGGTGGTCCGCTACCCACCGAACTAACGCCTACGGCAACACCGCCGAAGGAAGCCATTGATGTGCTGGCAGAAGCAGAATTGCCAGCCCCACAAGTAACTGGCACCGCGCTAGAAGGTGTGCCAGTTTAAGGAGAGAATATGACTGAAGAGGGTGTAGTTGCAGAAGCAGAGGTTCAATCAATTCCTGATATGGGAGAATCTTCTGGAGGAGCTGATGGAGGAGCCTCTGGAGGAGACGGTGTTTCACATGAAACAGCTGGAGCGGATGATAATAACGATGGAGTGGAGAGCAGCGATGCAGGAACTCCCCCGGAACCAGCGCCCGACCCGTTCTCTCGAAGATTTGCCCAACTAGCTCGCGAGCAGAAGAAGTTGCGCCAAGAGCGCGACGAGATGAAGCGCGTTCAACAAGAGCTAGATGCACGCAAAAGTACGGTCTCATCCTACGATGACCTACAGAAACTTGCACGTGAGAACCCTTACGAGGTTATGCAGAAACTAGGGTTAGATTACGAAGCCCTTAGCCGACAAGTCCTACAAGATGGCGAGATTACCCCTGAGCAAAAAATGGCCGGGGAAATGAAGCGTCTTCGTGACGAAATTGATTCGATGAAAGCCGAGCGAGCTGAGCTCGTGAAACAGGAAGAGGCGAAGAAATATCAAGACACATACGGTCGTTTTGTTGACGAGATCAAAACTTTTGTGGACAATACAAATGAGTTCGACTTCGTTAAGGCAAATAACGCCTATCACGTCGTCGCTGAGGTGATGCAAGAGCACTACAACAGCACGCAAGACGTTATGAGTTACGACGATGCGGCTAAAATGGTTGAGGACTACTACGAGGCTGAAGCAGAAAAGTATCTCGCAGTTCCAAAACTAGAGCAGCGACTCAAAGAGCGCTTTGCTCCAGCGAAAACAGAGCCCGAGGCGGGGCAAGCACAAGAGGAAGCTAAGGCTTCTGAGAAAACGCCACCCAAAACTTTGACAAACACCCAGGTGCAAAGAACACCTCGGGACAATTCAGGTGTACTGAGTAAGCAGCAATCTATCAATGAGCTGGTTAATCGGTATGGGAAATCTCTGTTTAGACAGGAGTAACAGATGCCTACATCATTAGACTTAAATACCGTCACCCAGGCGCTGAAGGAGCATTATAAAGACCTTCGCGTCAAGAACATGGTTTACAAAGACAATCCGCTTCTTGCCCTTATGCCCAAGTATGAGCAGTTCGGTGGTGAGAACATGCCGATTCCAACTCAATACGGAATCGCTAACCGACGATCAGCTACCTTTGGTACTGGTCAGGCGCTTAATACAGCGACTAGCCTCGCTCGCTTCGTGCTTACTCGTGTGAAAGACTACTCTTTCGCGAGCATCACTGGCGAATCTATCAAGGCGACTGAAAGCAATGCAGACGCATTCTTAAAGTATGCAACTCTTGAAATCGACGGCGCGATTCAATCGCTTACTCGATCACTTGCAGTTGCTCTTTATGGCGATGGTTCTGGCCAGATTGGTACCATCGGGGCAATTTCTTCAAACGCTACCGGTTCTGGTCGAACAATTACTTTGACCAACACCGAGAATGTGACCAACTTTGAGGTTGGTATGGTTCTGCGTTTTGCAGATAACAACACCTCAGCACTGGACTCAGACACTTTCACCGTAACTGCGGTTGATCGTGATACCGGTATTCTTACTGGTGACATTGCAAGTGGTGGTAACATTGCTATTACTAACGCAATTTTTCAGAGCGGTGACTATGTTTCGGCGAGTGATCGACTCAAAGTTTCTGGTCTTGAGGCTTGGATCCCATCGGGTACTCCAGGGACGCTTTTCGGTGTAACCCGAACCGCTGACCGTACCCGTCTTGCAGGT